GAAAGGAAACGAAATGGCTTATATTTCACAAGAGAAAAAGAAAGAACTTGCTCCTGCCATCAAGGCGGTATTGAAGAAGTATGGTATGAAAGGTACTATCGGTATCAACCATCACAGTTCTTTGGTTGTTAATCTAAAGGAAGGTGTTCTTGACCTTCTTGGTGATGCACAGAAACACAATGACAAGGTTGCGGAACAACGTGGTCAACAGAGTTATCCTATTGGTGACCACCTTCAAGTCAATACCTGCTACGCAGATGAGTGGGCGACTGATGAAAAAATCAGTAACTTCTATGAGGAGTTGATTGGTGCGATGAAAGGTACTACTTGGTACAACAAGTCTGATGCAATGAGTGACTACTTTGACATTGCGTATTACTTGGATGTCAATGTTGGTAAGTGGGATAAAGGTTATGTCTTGAAGGAGGCTGCGTAATGTTGAAACAGATGTTAGGTGCGTTTTTTATTTTTGCTGGTCTGGTTGCGATTGCAGGCAGTGCTGGTGACTGTGACGGTAAGTGCATGGAGTATGCAAACACCCTAGAAGAAATGTTGATTATTTGTTTTATAGGGTTGACATTGCTTGTCACAGGTGGTATTATAATCTATAAGGAGAATGAAAATGGGTAAAGTGAAAAACTACATGATGGACATTGAAGAGAATGTCTATGACCTTGTTGGTCTTGAAGATAAGATTTCAGAATCAGAAGATGTTTCTGAAGTGAAGTCTTGGGTTGTTGACCAACTTGGACTGAAGACACATTTCGATATTGGTATCGCCGAAGGTGCGGTCACCGAAATGTGGAATGAACTTTGGGGCAACTATCAAGATTGCCCTTACTAAGAGAGGAAAATAATTATGGGTTTACTAGTGAATGTTTATAAGGATGCGTCATCAAAGTATGATTGCACAAATGGTGGTGTCTCGTCTAGGGATATCAAAGGTCTTTGTCTGACTAACGTGCCTGGGCCGTTTGACCCAAGTGAGGATTATCCTGCCGCACAGTTGGTGAAACAGACTTTCGGTTTTGGTTCTTCAGTGAAAGTTATTCCAGAAGAATGTGAAGGTAAACAGACTATGATGGGTGGTAACTATGCTGGAACATCCGACTCAAGGTTCAGTGATATGATTAAGTCATTTCTTGGTCACGGTTTCTATGGTGCGGTTGCAATCCACGACAGAGTAGAATAGGACAATGCATCCTTAGCTCAGCTGGATTAGAGCAACGGTCTTCTAAACCGTAGGTCACAGGTTCGAGTCCTGTAGGATGCGCCAATCAAGGGGGAATAATCGTTCCCCCTTTTCTGTATAAATATCTATATGCAGAACTTCTTAGGTAGAGATGGATTCATATGGTTTACTGGTGTTGTCGAGGATAGACAAGACCCAGATAAACTCGGCCGTGTTCGTGTGCGGTGCGTTGGATACCATACAGATGACGTAAATAAAATTCCAACAACGGATTTACCTTGGGCATGGGTTATGATGCCGACAACCACTTCTTCTATGGGTGGATTGGGTGAAGGTATGCCGTTTATCGTTGAAGGTAGTTGGGTTGTAGGTTTCTGGCGTGACCCAGATAATATGCAAGAACCAATTGTTATCGGAACATTACCAGGCGTTCCATCTGAAACACAAAAGGTTGACACTGGTTTCAATGACCCTCGTAGTGAAAGTGCGGAACAAAGTGAAGGTGCATACAAATACAAACCAGACTTTGGGCCTTATCCTTTACGAACTAATGATAGTGACGTATCCAGACTTGCAAAGAATGACACAAACAATATTCATACAGAGATTCAAGAACGTGATGGTGTGGTAACAGAAGGCGTACCAACCGCAAACGAAAAAGAAATATATTCTGGTAAAGCAATCGCAACCAACATTGACCCATCTGCAACAACGTGGAAAGAACCAAAGACTACGGATGATTCCGTTAGAGGTGCAGATGCAACAGGCCGCAATCCAGAAACAAAAGAAAATAGAACTGCTCCTTACAAAAGACGCAACACGGAATATCCATACAACCGTACATACGAAACAGAGAGTGGTCACATTGTTGAGTTTGATGACACACCATATGCGGAACGTATCTATGAGAAACACAAGAGTGGAACATTCAGAGAGATTGATGCAGACGGTAATGTGGTCACAAGAGTTGTAGGAAACAACTATGAGATTATTGCAGGCGCAAACTTTGTCAACGTCAAGGGTGATGTCAATCTTACAATCGACTCAAACTGCAAGACTTATATTAAAGGTGATTGGGATATTCAAGTTGATGGTAATGTCAATGAGGTAATCAAAGGAACACTAACACAAGATGTTACAGGTGCAGTGTCAGAAACGTATAAAGATACAAAGACCGAAAATGTAACTGGTGCTGTTACTGAAACATATGCCGCAAACCAAACTACAAACATAACAGGAACACTAGACTTGGATGCTTCTTCTGAAGTAGACATTGATGCTGGTGTTATTAACTTAAACTAGGATATGTCATGCCCGCAGTAACAAGAGTAGGATTAGATAGTCATGTAGGTCACGCAAGTCCTACACCAAATCCATTTCACAAAACCGCATATGCATCTGGTTCTTCAAATGTAAATACTAATGGAGCCGCAACAGTTCGTATTGGGGATGCGACAGGTTGTGGTGACCCAGCAGTTGGTGGTTCTGGTACAGTTTTTGTAAATGGTATTGGTGTTCACAGACAGGGTGATGGAACAGGTGGTCATGGAAGTTGGGTGCCGAATGCGTCTGCTTCTGGTTCACCAAATGTTAATGCTGGTGGATAAACGGACTAAATAATAAAAAGAGAGACTAAGATGACAGTACAATCCGCATACAGAGATGCACAGGCAACAAACGATACTAATCGTAATGCACAGGTGTACAAAGATTTAAATCTTAACTTTACAAAACATCCTATCAAAAGAGATTTGGTGCCTTTGTCAAATGCGGCCGCTGTTAAAAGAAGTGTAAGAAACCTTGTTCAGTATGGTCACTTTGAAAAACCTTTTCATCCAGAGATTGGTTCTGGTGTTCGTGACCTTTTGTTTGAGAACATGACTCCCTTTACTGCAAATACTCTTGCAAGAAAGATTGAGGATGTAATTACAAACTTTGAACCTAGAGCGTTACTCGCTGGGGTTGAAGTTATACCAAGATTTGATAACAATCAATATGAGGTGACAGTGGAGTTTTATATCCAGAATGCTCCTGCCGAACTTCAAGATTTATCATTCACATTAGAGAGAATTAGATAAGATGGCAAGCACAGATAAAAGACTTAATGTCACCGAATTAGATTTTGATGATATCAAAACGAATCTAAAAACATTTATGCGTAACCAAGATGAGTTTACGGATTATGATTTTGAAGGTTCTGGTATCAATGCATTAATGGACTTACTTGCATATAATACACATTACCTTGCAATGAATGTCAACATGGCTGCAAACGAAATGTTTCTGGATACCGCTTCGGTTCGTGCGTCTGTTGTTTCTCATGCAAAGACTTTAGGATACACACCAAACTCTGCAAGAGCTCCGATTGGTACAATCAATGTATCTCTGAATAGTTTCCCATCAACATTAACTACTGCAACAATTCCAGCAGAAACAGTTTTCACTGCAAGTGTTGATGATGTGTCTTATCAGTTCGTAACAATATCTGAAGTCACTATACCTGTTGCGAATGGTATTCTTTCATTTTCAAATATTCCAATCTATGAGGGAACATTCACAAAGAACAGATACACTGTTGATATAAAAAACGTAGACCAAAAATTTAAACTTACAAGTGACCGAGCAGATACGACAACTCTAAAAGTTCAAGTATTCGATTCTGCATCTTCATCTAACTTTACAACATATACACTTGCGACAGACATTACTCAAGTCGGTTCAACTTCTAATGTATACTTCCTACAGGAGTGTGGTGATGGTAGATTTGAGGTTTACTTCGGTGACGGTATTGTGGGTCGTGCATTGTCTGACAATAATGTAGTGGTGTTATCATATGTGGTAACTAATAAAACCAAAGCAAACGGTGCAACCAACTTTAGAACAACCGCAACTATTTCTGGTATTACAAATGTTACAACAACAACTGTATCCGCCGCATCTGGTGGAGCAGAACCAGAATCAATTCAATCAATCAAACTCAATGCACCATTAGACTATGCTGCTCAAGGTCGTGCGGTTACCCCAGAAGATTACAAGACAATTATTCCAAAGGTATATGCAAATACAAAATCAGTTCAAGTGTGGGGTGGTGAAGATAACTCAACACCTGTCTATGGTCGTACATATATTTCTATTGTTCCAACTGCTGGTTCTATCACTGCGGCCGCTAAGGAACAAATCGTAAAAGACTTAAAGGGAACTTATGCAATTGCATCTGTGACTCCTGTTATCGTTAACCCTATAACAACCTTTGTTCGTCTTGGTGTAAATTTTAAATTCAACAAGAAGAACACAACAAAGACATCTGAAACTTTGATTAGTAATGTTACTAAGTCACTGCAAAATTATGACACAGAAAACTTACAAAAGTTTGATGGCGTCTTTAGACATTCACAAGTAACAGGTTTGATTGATGATACTGATGATTCAATTTTATCAAATATCACAACAGTAAAACTTTCACAGTTTATCACACCTTCTCTAAATGTCAATACAAAATATACTTTAGAATTTAACAACGCAATCTACAATCCACACACTGGTCATGCATCTGCCGAGGGTGGTGTATTGTCTTCTACTGGATTTAAAATTTCTGGTAATTCAAATGAAATGTTCTTGAATGATAATGGTCAAGGTGTTGTGAGAATGTTCTACTATACTGATGGAACAACAATCACATATCAAGATGAAACTGCTGGTACTATTAATTACAAAACTGGTGTTATTGAATTAACTGCATTGAACATTACTTCTATCTCAAGTGTTGATGGTGCATCTTCTTCTAAAATTAGAATTGTTGTTACCCCAAACTCAACGGATGTAGTGGCAGTAAGAAATCAAATTTTACAGATTGACTTTGCAAACACAACAGTTGAATCTAGTGAGGATACAATCGCTGGTGGTGGTGCATCTGCTGGTGTCGGTTACACGACAACTAGTTCTTATACCCCAACCACATCAAGTACAAGTAGTGGATACTAATAATGTCCTATGATGACAATACGCTGACAAATAAATTATCTTCGTTAGTAAGAACAAGTCTGCCTGAGTTTATTCAAGCAGACCATCCTGTATTTTCTCAGTTTATTAGAACGTATTATCAGTTCCTTGAAAGTGCAGAGGTTACTTTCAGTGAGGTTAATAATTATCTTGTTCAAGAAACAACTTCAACCAACTTTGTCTTAGATGAGAATGGTGACAATGTTGTTCTTGAAGATTCGCAGGCCAAATTTGTTGTTGGGGAAACAATCACTGGTTTAACATCTGGTGCAACTGCAACTGTTCTTGTTGATGACGTTGATGATAATAAGCGCTTGTTTATTTCATCTCAAACTCAGTTTATCATAGGCGAAACTGTTAACGGTTCGGTATCCAATTCATCTGGAACAATTCAAACATATCGTGCAAACCCTGTACAGAACATTCAACAACTTCTTGAGTTCGCAAACGTAGATGCGACAATCTTCAAATTCCTTGACAACTTTAGAGATGCATTCTTAGATGGTGTTGTCGATAACCTTGATACTGGTGTTGACAAAAGAAAACTTATTAAAAGCATTCGTGACTTGTATGTATCAAAAGGTACACGAAGAGGTCATGAGTTATTCTTCAGACTTTTATTTAATGATGATGCAGTTATTTCATATCCTAATGAAAATATGTTACGGGCGTCTGATGGTGTTTGGACTTCAAGAACTATTATGCGTGTTCAAGAAACCGCTGGTAATGTTGAAGAACTTATTGGTCAAACAGTTACAGGTCAGACTTCTGGTGCAGTTGCAATTCCAGTATCTACAATTGGTATTCGTGAAGCGTTTACTGATATCGTTGAGATTGAGATTGATACTGATACCCAGACAGGAACATTCGTTTCTGGTGAAACCGTAAAGGGTATTTCAAACGTATCAGACCAAGACGTTTCATTTACTGTATTCTCTATTATTACTGATGCAGATGTTTCGACAACAGATGAAGGACAATACTATACCGCAGGGCAACAAGTTAACATTGCGTCCAGTGGTTCTCAAACTGCAACCGCAATAATCAATACAGTTGGCGCTGGTTCTGTCAATGATATTGTTATTGATGATGCTGGTTCAAACTTTGCAATTGGTGATGCAATTAATTTTGACAATAGTGGAACTGATGGTGTTGGTATTTCTGCTGAGGTTCAAGTTGTAGGTGGTGCAGTAGCGCCTGAGGCTGGTGATGTCGCACAATATGGAATGTCCTTAGATGACCATATTGTTCTTGAAGATGGAACTCAGTCGTTCATGAACGACACATATCATGGAACTAAGATAGTTCTTGAAGACGCAACCTTTGGTGATGCGCCAGGCAGTTCCGTTGCAGAACGTGGGTCTATTACAGATGTAAGACTTATTAATGGTGGTTTTGGTTACACGAAACTTCCTACTGTTACAAGCATTACAACTAGTTCTGGTAGTGGTGCAAAACTTTTGCCGACTTCGACTTCTGGTATTGGTGCAGTAAAAGATGTTGAGATTACAAACTTTGGTTTTAATTATTCATCGGCCCCAGCGTTCAGTCCATTTAGACACGCCGTCATTAAAGATATTACAGGAACATTTTCTATTGGAGATGTGTTAACATCACACACTGGTACGGTCACTGCATTTGACAGTACACGACAATTGTTATCTATTAATACAACTGCAAACTTATCAAACGGTAATAGTATCACAACCTCTGGTGCAAGTGCAACAATCGCTCAAGTTGATACTCCAACAATCACTCCACAAGTCGGTACTGTTGCAACAACCTCTGGTGAGTTCTTAGGTGAACGTGGTAAGATTTCATCTGATGTGATGAGAGTACAAGATAGTTTCTATTATCAAGATTACTCGTATGTGGTTAGAGTTGGTGAATCAATTAACACATGGAGAAACGCAATCAAGAGAACAGTCCATCCTGCTGGTTGGGCGGTCTTTGGTGAGGTTTCAATTGTATCATCTGTAACTGCTGGTATAAATGCGTTCACTGCCGGTGACCTTAGTGTACCAGAAGGAACATTCACACCAGAACTTGCATCTCTCTTTACTACAGTGTTTACAACTATCTTTGGTAGAAGACTTGGTACGGTGGATGATGGAACTTCAGTTCGTGCAACACCTTCAGTTGGTTCTGACGCAATCTTATCTAACACTGAACGTGACCTTACTCTTACAAGAATTAATACAATTAGTGTTGGTGTGGTTCGTGCAAACGCAAACTTGGGTATCGGGCCTACTCTGGAAAACCTTGCAAAGTATGCCTTTGCGGTTGAACCCATGTTGACAGATTCAGAACTTGCACATTATCCAAACTTTAGAAGAACTGCAAGAAGTGGTGAGAACGACAGAGCATATTATAACATTGAACAGTTCAAACATTTCAGAATTAATCAAGTATCAGAACGTGGTGGAAATGTAGATAGTTTTGATGATACAACTCAGAAGTTTGATTCTGACCAAGAGGGGTTTGATGCAAGTGATGTTAATATTCCACAGGCCGCATTTACCACAAGGATTAATGTACCGCCTCCTGGCGAGATTAATATCAGTTCAACTAGTTCTACCAGTAACTTCTCAGATTCATTTATCACATTTGATGATACGATTAATGAATTCTCAGAAAGTGGTAGTTCAAGTGCAACTCCAACTGTGACTGACTTCTCTGAAACACTAGTCACTTTTGATAATAATGCAGAGAAATTTGATGAACAGACTGCTGGTGTTCCAGTAGACTTTAGTACGATAGCAAATACATTCGACCAGACAGTAATTACGATGGACGATGGTTAACAAACCTTATAAATAAAGGTATAAATATACTCTAGGAGAAACCAAAAATGGCATATCAAGCAATCGGGCGTGGTTCTTCAGCCAATGACGGAACAGGTGATGACCTTCGTAGTGGCGCAGGCAAAATCAACGCCAACTTTGTAGAAGTATACACCAAGCTCGGTGATGGTTCTACTCTTACGTCTGACACAGTAGGTTTACTTGCTGCAACTCAGACTATGACTAACAAAACTTTAACTGCACCTACAATCAATGGTGTTGTTGGTGGTACAACTACTTCCCAAACAATTACAACTCTGACTACTGAAGGTATTCAGAATGCAACTGGTGAGTTAGAAATTACTGCCGCAAACCAAGTAGTAGAGATTCAAGGTGGTGGTTCAAACTCTGGTGCAATCACTCTTAACTGTGAACAAAACTCTCACGGTCAAAAGATTATCGCACAACCACATAGTGCCGGTGTGACAAACACCTTGACACTTCCTGCCGGTGGCAATCAAGAACTGGTTGGTACTACTGCAACTCAAACACTTGCTGCAAAAACTTTAACATTACCGCAAATCAATGATACATCTTCTGACCACCAATATGTGTTCGCAGTATCAGAACTTGCGGCCGATAGAACTGTAACTCTTCCGTTACTTGCTGGTAACGATGAGTTTGTCTTCAAAGACCATGCAGTTACAATGACTAACAAAACTATGGGTGCAATGTTTGGTACAGTACAAGCACTTTCTGGTGCTGGTGCAGTGGATATTACTTCACTAATTACACAAGTTACTACAACAAGTGCAGATGCACTGACACTCGCCAATGGTGCAAATGGTCAAATGAAAATTATTACTATGGTTGCAGACGGTGGAGATGGAACTCTTACTCCAGCAACTTTTGCAAACGGAACAACAATTACATTCAATGATGTTGGTGATAGTGTACTCTTAGTATACAATACAACTGGTGGATGGGCAGCTGTATCTAATGTTGGATGCACAATCGCATAAGGGGTAAACAATGGCAATTGATACTATTGGTACAAACGCAATTACAAATGACGCCGTGAATGCTGCAAAGATTGCCGCCGGTGCAGTTGATGCCGATATTACAGCAATTCCAGACGATTCGGTAACAACTGCAAAGATTGCAGCTGGTGCTGTTGGTAATACAGAGGTTGCATCTGGTATCTCTGCATCAAAATTAACTGCTGGTAACTTACCATCAGCACAGATGCCTAGTGGTAGTGTAATCCAGTGTGTTACCGACACCAGAACTGTAGGTAACACTGGCTCTGGTGCCGACATCACAGATTTAACCATTAGTGTAGTTGGGGGTTATAGTTCTGCTACTCAAATACAGTCTCTGAATATCACTCCATTGTTTTCAAACTCAAAAATTCTTGTTCAATGGTCGGGGCAAATGAGAATGAACAGTTCAGGCGCTGGTGGTATTCAAATGTTTTTTGGTAAGGATAGCTCAAATTTAATGACATCAGGCGGCAATGCGGATGCGGCAATTTTTATGTACAACCAAGCGACAATGCAGAGTTATTACCAAGCTCAAGCCGCACAGTTTTCTTTTATCGCAGGGCAAACTACGCAGATGACGTTAGATGTACGCATGAGTTCTTACAATTCTAATGCGCCCATTCTTCTTTCACACGATGGGCTTGAATGTCTTACAGCATGGGAGATTGCACAGTAAGAGAGTTTCAACCCACTTTAACAGTATGAATAAATAAGATTATAGGAAAAAACAATGGCAGCAATTATCACAGAAAAATTTAGACAGTCTAGTGCCACAGCCTTTAAGGATTCATTTGGCACAGACAAGTATTATATGTTCGTAGGTAAATCACAACCTTGGACATCTGAGGGTGCGACTTCTGATAGTCTTCCCCCAGCACCTGTTGATAGTGTTGCACCAGAATCGTATTATTGGGATGATATGCTTGCTGCAAAATTAATTGGTACAACCAATACAACTTTTGCAATACCTCGTAGGGATTATGCAACATCATCTGCATTTGATATGTATCGTCACGATGTATCTGGTGGAACAACTACAGGTTCATACCCAGCAAAAACAACAACATCAAGTGGTTCAACTTCAGTATATGATTCTACTTACTACTTCATGACTTCGGCAAATCGTGTATACAAAGTATTATACAATGGTGACCCTGTTCAAACTGGTGCATCAAACATCTCTGGTGCAGAACCGACTTCTGAACAGACAGGCCCATTCTGGCACGATGCAAATTATTACTTAAAGTTTATGTACTCTCTGACAACTTCAGAAGTTCAGAACTTCTTAACCACAGACTTTATGCCTGTCTCAACGACAGCAAACTCTGCGGCGAACCGTCCTATCCAAGTTGTTATGGTAACAAGTGGTGGTTCATCATATCCAAATGGTACGTTCTATACTAAGGTTCGTGGTGATGGTACGACAACTGCAATCATTAAACTGGTTGTATCTGGTGGTGCAATCCAAGAGTTTGGTAATGGTTCATCATTTACAAGTATGCAAAATGCTGGTGTGGGATATTCCTTCGCAGTAGTAGACTTGACAGGAACAAACATTTATACAGATACAAATGCATCAACATTAATTTCTGGTTCAACTTTGACATCTTGGAATAATGCGACTGCCGGTACAATCACTCCTATCATCGAACCTGCTGGTGGACATGGTACAAATGACATTGCAGAACTTGGTGGTCACTATGTTATGGTTCAAGGAAAGTTTGAACCTTCTGATTCAGATGCAACACAAGTAAACGATTTTAGAAGAGTTGGTATTTTAAAGAACCCAAACGCTGGTGGTTCTGCGGCCTCTGTCGCAACAGCAAGAACTACCAATGCATTAAAAATCGCTGGTACAATTAGTACCAATTATCAAGCAGACGAACTCATTACACAGGCAACAACTGGTGCCCAAGGTCGTGTAATTGAGTGGGATGCAACTAACAAAATTCTGTACTATGTTCAAGAAAAGTATACTTCGTATGGACTTGATACCAATAAAAACTTAACTGCGTTCTCTACGAATGCAGCAGTTGTCGGTGGGTCATCAAGTGCAAGTTATAGTGTAGATACAGGTCACTCTGCAACAACTAATGGTGTCGTATTCGTAAGTGGATATGCAACACCAGAACTTGACAGAGACAGTGGTGAAGTAATCTATGTAGAAAACAGAAGGGCAATTTCAAGAGCAGCAGACCAAACAGAAGATATTAAAGTAGTAGTGGAATACTAAGATATGCAAAAAACTGATTTGAATGTGTCACCGTACTACGATGACTTTGACACCACAGACAACTTCCATCGTGTTCTCTTTCGTCCAGGCTTCGCCGTACAGGCAAGAGAGTTAACTCAACTTCAGTCCATACTGCAAAACCAAATTGAAAAGTTTGGTACGCATATGTTCAAAGAAGGTGCAATGGTAATTCCAGGCCAATCTGGTTTTACTGATGAATACTATGCTGTCAAATTACAATCTACATTCAATTCAAATCCTGTTTCTGGTTATGCTTCAGATTATATCGGTAAGACAATTACTGGTGCAACCTCTGGTGTAAAAGCAACAGTAATCGGTTTCGATGTCGCAACAACTACTGACCCACTTACACTTTATGTAAAGTATACTCAAACTGGTACGGACAATGTTTCAACAACATTCTCTGACAATGAACAGATTCAGGCAAACGGTGTTGTTGGTGGTATCACTGCAAACTCATCATCTGCACAACTACAGGCCTCTAGTGCGACTGCAACTGGTTCTTCTGCAAACGTGGAAGAGGGCGTGTACTTTGTTCGTGGTCAGTTTGTTCGTGTTGCCTCACAAAGAATTGTTCTTGACAAATATAATAACACTCCATCATATCGTATTGGTCTTTCGATTTCAGAAACATTAATTACCCCAGAAACGGATACGTCACTTCTTGACAATGCGGCTGGGTCAACAAACGTAAATGCAAAGGGTGCCCACAGATTAAAGGTAACTCTTACTCTTTCTAAACTCCCACTTGGTTCTGCCGAGGATGAAGACTTCATCGAAATCCTTCGTGTCAAGAATGGTGTCATTGAAGAGATTACAAGAAACACAGAATATTCTGTCTTAGGGGATACACTTGCAAGAAGAACGTATGACGAATCTGGTGATTACTCTGTACGTCCTTTTGGTATTGACATTCGTGAATCTCTTGACGATGGTTTAAATGAAGGTGTCTATGCGGCTGGTGTAACAACTGACGATGGTGCAAATACATCTGAAGGTTTGATGGCGGTTCAAGTATCGCCGGGCAAAGCGTATGTTCGTGGTTATGAAGTAGAGACTGCTGCACCAACTTTTATTGATGTTGCGAAACCAAGAACTTCTGAAGAATTTAAGGGTGCGATTACTCCTGCCGAGGTAGGAAACTTTACAAAGGTTACCAAGGTTCATGGTACACCAGACCTTTCACCATTTATTACTGGTGAAGTTACTGAACCATATAAACAAATTTCATTAAGGGATGTTGCAACTGCAACAAGAGGTCAGGCCGCTGGTTTAGAAATTGGTGTTGCAAGAGCAAGAGCATTTGAACACCGTTCTGGTACAGACGGTACTAGTGACCCATTGGTTGCAAGTGCATCTGCTGCCACTGCACAATTTAATCTTTATCTCTTTGACATTCGTATGACAACTAAGATTACAATGTCTGGTATTCCATCTGGTGGTACTACAATCGGCGCAAAGGTTACTGGTGCAACGTCTGGTGCAAGTGGATTTATTCATGCGGCCTCAAATACGGTTATCGAATTAATCAATGTTGTTGGTTCTTTCAATACTGGTGAAAAACTTATTTCAACTTCATCTACTGAAACTGATGAAATTTTAGAGAACAGTTCAAATGCAGATTTGACAATCTCTGCCGTTGTCACAAATACTTTTGATAAAGTCAAACAAGTATTCATGGACGATGCAGATAGTGGTCAAGATTTTACTGCCGATACAGTTCTTGATACATCGTTCTCACTAAGTGGTACGGTTTCAACTGCTGGTTCTGGTACAACTGTTTCTGGTTTTGGAACTAAGTTCGTAACTGAACTTCGTGTGGGTGATGTTATCAATATTGCTGGTGTGGGTGATAGGATTGTTTCTTCCATCACTGATGATGATACTCTTGCGGTTTCTGTTGCGCCCGGCACTGCAACAACAACTGTGCCTGCAACAAGAAAACGTGTAAATCTTCAAGACCAAAACAAAAACCTTCTTCTCAGAAAATTGAGAAAGAATAATATTAAGACATTAAAAACTGATACCAACAGTAATACATCTGTTACTTCTGCAACTTTCCGTAGACAGTTTGTGATTAACTCCACATCTGGTGGACAGTTAATTATGACCGCAGATTCAAATGAAACTTTTTCAGCCAAATCAAATACAGATTTTGTTGTTTCGGTTCTGGATGATAATGGTTCTGGTGCAATTGCAAAGGGTGACCTTATTAACTTGAATTCATCAAACACAACATTCAATGCATCTGGCAATACACTTACTATTACAAATACTAATGCACTTCCTATCGCAAACATCAAGTGTAAAGTTACAACAACAGTTACAAGAACTGCGTCTGCCGAAATTCCAAAGACAGCACAACTTGCATCTGTCTGTGTTGTAGATAATGATGGTGTTGCTGGTGGTGCCGCATATGGTACATCTGCACATCACAAAGATATCTCTCTTGGTGTTGCAGACGCATATAAACTCTGGGCAGTCTTTGACTCAGAAAACGCATCGGCCGATGCAGTTCTTCCACAGTTTACATTCACTGGTTTGAGTGGTGTCTTCACCAAAGGTGAGGTTATCGTTGGTGGAACTTCTGGTGCAAGAGCAATTGCAATCCCTGGCGCCAGTGTCCTTTGTCACATTGTACAGAACAATAAAGAATTTCTTGCAGGCGAAACTGTAACAGGACAGTCATCAAATGCACAATGTACTATTGATACATTGACTGATGGTTCTAAAAATATTACTGAACGATTTACTCTTGACACTGGACAAAGAGACAACTTCTATGATATTGCAAGGATTGTAAGAAAGGGTAATGCGGTTACTCCTACTGGTAGAATTCTAGTAGTTTACAATTACTTTGAACATGGTGCTGGTGACTTCTTCACAGTTGATTCATATAGTGTTGACTATAAAGAAATCCCAACATACACTGCAACAAGAGTTGACCCAGAGGTTCGTGAACCTTCTGGTGAATTTGACCTAAGAAACTCAATCGACTTTAGACCAAGAGTTGCCGATGCAACTATGACTTCTGCAACAAGTGGTCAAGGTATCGCAACCAAGAAGGTTACATCTATGTCCTTCAACTTTGGTTCACGTTCATTCACTGGTACTGGTGGTCATAACACTCTCGTACCAAAAGATAATTCAAATATCGGATATGATTTTGAGTTTTTCCTTGCCCGTGTAGATACACTCTTCTTAACATCTGAAGGTGAATTTAAGGTTGCATCTGGTACTCCAGCAGAAGACCCAGACGCACCGAAACCAGTTGAGAATGCAATGAAACTTGCAGAGTTAACATTCCCAGCATATATGTTAGACATTGATGATGCAAAACTTACTAAAGAAGATAATCGCAGATATACAATGCGTGATATCGGTCAACTTGAACAACGTATTGAGAATGTAGAATATTACACTGCACTAAACTTATTAGAACAAGAGGCCCAGTCACTTGAGGTTTTAGACGCAAATGGTCTGAATAGATTTAAGTCTGGTTTCCTTGTAGACAATTTTAAAGGTCACTCTACTGGTGACGTTCAACATCCAGACTATAGAAACTCTATGGACATGGAACTTGGTGAACTTCGCCCACAGTATAAGATGAAGGGTATTACTCTTTCGGAAGAAAACACTACTGATGCACAGAGAACTAATAACAACTATCGTAAGACTGGCGATGTAGTAACACTTCCATACACAGATATTGTTGCGGTTCAACAACCATATGCAACTAGAATTGAAAACCTTAATCCTGTTCTAAACTTTACTTGGACAGGTATCTGTAAACTTTCCCCATCTGGTGATGAGTGGTTTGAAACAGAAAGAGCGCCTGCGTTGGTTATCAACCGTGAAGGTAACTTCGATACCGTCTTTGCACAGAACAGAAATGCAATCGGTACGGTTTGGAACGCATGGCAAACTCAGTGGTCTGGTACAACTACTACAACAGGTGGTAGACGTAGAGAACATAGATTTATTAACCTTGGTCAGCCTAGAGGTCGTGCGGTTCTTCAAAGAACAACCACAACTACGACTACTAGACAGACAAGACAAGGTATCAACACAAGAGTTGTTCCTCGTATTGACAGAGAGTCACAAGGTGATAGAGTAGTTTCAAGAGCACTTATTCCTTTCATTCGTGCAAGAAATGTTTCGTTTGATGTTACTGGAATGAAACCTCTTATGAGAGTTTATCCTTTCTTTGATAAACAAAACGTATCGCAATATGTTACACCAACAGGTGGTTCACTTGGTGGTAATCTTGTGACAACTGCAAACGGCTCTGTATCTGGTGTGTTTGCAATTCCTAATCCAAACACAAGAGGTAATCCAAGATTTAGAACTGGTGAAAGAGTGTTTAGACTTACATCGTCTTCTACAAACTCGACTAACCCAGAACCAGAATCATTCGCACAGGCAACTTACTCTGCAACTGGTATCTTGACAACCGTTCAAGAGACAGTCATTGCAACTAGAAACGCAGACGTTATTAGAACATCTGTGAGAGACAACAGGACAACAACCAACACATCTACTAGAGATGCAGTCGTTGGTTGGTGGGACCCTTTAGCACAATCCATTATGCCTCAGGCAGAAGGTGGTGAATATCTTACTAAAGTTGACGTATTCTTCTCTGGTAAAGATGAAAGTATACCTGTTACCTGTCAAATTCGTGAGATGGTAAATGGTTATCCAACCACAAAGGTTCTTCCTTTCGGTTCAAAAACTCTTTTGCCCGCAGCTGTTAATACATCAAGTAATGCAACTTCGGCCACAACCTTTGTGTTCGACTCACCTGTCTATGTCAAGAACGGTGTAGAAGTTGCAATCGTCTTACAAACGGATTCAGACAAATACTTCGCATGGATTTCAAGAATGGGTGAAAAAGATGTGGGCGGTTCTCGTATGGTTTCAGAACAACCGTATCTTGGTGTTCTCTTTAAATCACAGAACAACTCTACTTGGACTGCATATGACTTTGAAGACTTGAAGTTCACATTGTATCGTGCATCTTTCAGTACAAATGTAAATGGTAAGGTCACACTTGTAAATGATGCGTTACCTTCTAAAACTCTTGAAAGAGATGCATTACAATTCTTTGCATCCTCTACAAACATTAAGGTTACTCATCGTGACCACCATATGTACGATGTTGATAGTAATGTCACAATCTCTGGTGTAAGTTCTGGAATTACAACCACACTGAATGGTGCAATTTCAAATAGTGCAACATCTTTAACCCTTGCAAGTGTATCTCTGTTCCCATCAAGTGCAACTTCTGGAAGTATTCACTTGAAGATTGGTGATGAGATTATGACAGGTACAATTTCTGGTACAGGTGTTTCTTCTCTTACCAGAGGTGCAGACAGTACAACTGCGGCGGCCCATAGTAGTGGTGCAACAGTTGAATTGTATCAAATCAATAACGTACCTTTAACAGAGATTAACAAAACACATACTTCTATTACAAATCCAGCGCTTGACTATTATGTTATCAGTACAACTACACAATCTGATACTGCAAGTACAAGTGGTGGTGGTAATATTGTCGCAACTGAAAACGCAATGATGGATGGTGTACAAACACTTGTTCCAATTATTGAACATCCAAATACACAAGTTACTGGTGAAATTCGTGCAACAACTGGTACATCACCAAGTGGTTCACAGACATCTTATAGCACTGCGGCCTTAACTCCTCAGAATGCAGAAATTATTACCCTTGGAGAAAACTATTACTTTAACAATCCTAAACTGATTGCATCTTCTATCAACGAAACAAATGAACTTGCTGGTAGTAAGTCAATGTTCTTAGACTTGACAATGCAATCTACTGTAGAGAACTTGTCTCCTGTAATTGACTTGGATAAGAAGACTGTAGTTGCATTTACCAACCGTCTTGATAATATCGACAGTTCTAGTGCAGTGTTCCCAACTTCTGATTATGTCGCTCCGACAGAACCAGATGGGGATAGTAACGAGGCAATCTATTGTACTAAGAGAGTTACACTGCAAAATCCGGCAACCGCATTGAGAGTTCTTCACAGTGCAGTAAGATTCGCTGGTGCAGAAATTCAAGTCATGTATAAGATACTTCGTTCAGACGATGCATCCGACTTCGATGAAATCGGTTGGAGATACTTTAACACAAGTGGCGGGCCAGATATCTCTGTCAATGAATCTACAACAAATGATGACTTTATTGAATACGAGTACACACAGAATGACCTTGAAGAGTTTATCGCATTCGCAATCAAGATTAGAATGCAAGGGGTCAACTCTTCTGAACCACCAAGGATAAAGGACTTGCGAGCAATCGCATTGGCGACCTAATGAGTGACTATTTAAAAGTAGAAGGACACGAACACCTTGTCAGAGACATGGGTTCTAAGGCAATTGTTAACACAAACGTATTTGCATATAGGGCCGCAATCGAAAGGTCAAAGAACGCACAAAAACAAAAAGATGAATTAAGGGATGCGACAAGAGAGATAAATACTTTAAAGTCAGAAATGCATGAGATAAAAAGTCTCTTGTTGCAGATGGTAGAAAAAGATGGCAGATAGAAACGCACCAGCATCCTTCACTTTTGAAGAGTGGAGAGTAGAATTTAACGAACTCGCAACTGATGTTGGTGACATCGCTAATGTTACTGGTGCATCTGGAATTATCGCATCTGCTACAGATGTGGTAGAAGCAATCACATTATTGAACACAGCAGTTGGTAACACTGATTTAGATTTTACTGCTGATAGTGGTTCTGCTGGTTCTGTAAGTGAGAGTGAATCTCTTGACTTTCAAGGAACTGCAAATCAAATAACAACGACAAGTGATGGTAATAACCAAGTCACTTTTGCACTTGCAAACACTATCAATGTCGGAACAGGTTTTACAAACAGTGGAATGACAGGGACATTAACATTTCCAACAATTGGTGGAGTAATATCTACTGAAGGATTTGGTATTGCTCTTGCCGTTGCATTAGGATAACAGGAAGGTAAAAATGGCAAACAATTTCGTAAACAGTTTTGCAAGTATTGTGACTGCTGGTGAGTTCTATCAGTCGAATGCGTCAGATACTTCAACTGGGCCGCAAACAGTTTATACTGCGAACAACGGTTCAAGTGGAGTCAATTCGATTCTCATCGAACTGGACGCAGCGAACACTGGAACTTCTGGTATCACGGTATCTGCATTTATTCAAGATACAAGTGCGACACTAGGAACAGTTTCTAGTATTGCATCTTCTTCAGACGTTGCAACCGTAACAACTGCATCTGCACACGGACTAAAGGTCGGTATGTATGTGAATGTTACAGGTTCATCAACAAACTTTGTGAATGGTGTGTACAAGGTAGCATCCGTACCAAGTGCAACAACATTTACATACGCACAAAACTCTGGTGCGGCAGACGGTTCTGCTGGTGGAACAATCTTAATTTACAAGGCGTATCACATTGTAAAAGATGCTCCTATCCCTGCCAGTGCTACTTTGAAAGTGGTTGCTGGACAGAAGGTTGTTCTAAACTCAAACGATAAGGTAATCGCATACGCAAGTGCAGGCACTTGTGATATTGTCGCTGGAATTCTACAGGAAGTAACGTAATGTCTTATATTGGTGTACAAGCAACAAATAGGTTAAGTCCATCCTTTGTCAAAGAGGATTTTACTGGAACTGGTTCTGCCACTCAATTCACTCTGACGAATGAAGTGCCTGGCGGTAACGAGGATAATGTTATGGTCGTGTTATCAAACATTGTTCAAGAACCAACTTCTGCATACACCATTATTGACGATAGTAATAACCTTCCTAAAATTTTAAAGTTTGATTCTGCACCTGCTCTTGGTGAAAAGATTTATGTAGTGCATCATGGTATCGGAACATATACTAGAAAACCTGCTCCTGGCTCAGTTGGTATCAACGAACTAGAAGCAAACATGAAGACATTTCCTACTGACACGTTCACAGGTAATGGTTCGACCGCCGCATATACATTAAGTGAAACACCAACTAGTGCATCTAGTGTTATGGTGTTCGTTGATGGTATTCTTCAGAAGTCATCAACAAACTATGGTATATCTGGTGCAACTTTAACCTTTACTGCAAATGTAGCAAATAACGCAGAGATTGAAGTGAAACATCTTGGATTCCGTGGAGTTCAAAGAAGAAGTACAGGTTATCAATTAGACACCTTTACAGGTAATGGGTCATCAACAGCATTCACTCTTTCTAATGCAGTGGCCGTTAATGACGCATTTGTATTTTACAATGGTATTTGTATGCAACCAACAACGGACTACGGAATTAGTGGTGTCACTTTGACATTTACTTTTACTCCACTAAATAGTTCAAACATAATGGTGAGGTATCAAGTCTAATGGCAACTAACGCAAAAAATCTCGCAGAACTTTTAAACACAGACACCACAGTCGCAGTCGGAGACATTGCAGACGGTTCAGTAACAACTGCAAAACTCGCTGATGGTGGAGTTACAACTGCAAAGATTGCTGATGATGCAGTATCTACTGCAAAACTTTATGCAGAAAATCTTGGTCGTAGAAATCTTGCTATCAACGGCGGTATGCAAGTGGCCCAGAGAGCAACTTCGGTTTCTAGTATATCTTCTGGTGGGTCATATCATACTTGTGATAGGTTGAGACTTGCAATAGATACTTCTGGAACATGGACACAAACTCAAGAAACATTAGCAGTTACAGACCCACCATTTGTGCAACATGGACACACTAAAGCATTAAAGATGGATTGCACAACTGCAAATGGTTCACTTAGTGCCGGTTCATATATACAATTGCAATACCGTATTGAGGGTCATGATTTACAAAGATTAAGAACTGGAACTTCAAGTCCGGCACCAGTAACTATATCTTTCTGGGTTAAAGCAACCAAAACTGGTACAAATATTGTAAATGTTTTCCAAGATGAAGGTGGAAAACAAGTTGCATTTTCTTACACTATTAATGCAAGTAATACATGGGAACATAAGAGTATTACTATTCCTGGCAACACTCATGATGCAATCAACAATGATAATACAAGAGGAAGGCAATTTACATGGTACTTGTCTGCTGGTTCAAACAGAACTAGTGGTTCATTGCAAAGTACATGGCAAAACTATGCAACTGGCGATGAAGCAGTTGGTCAAGTAAATCATGCAGATAATACTGCAAACAATTTTCATATTACTGGTGTCCAAATTGAACAAGGCAGTTCGGCAACAGATTTCGAGCACCGCTCATTTGGGGAAGAACTATTGCTTTGTCAACGCTATTATGAACATACCTATCCATACGGAACTGCAGCTGGCAGTGCAAATGGTGGAATAGGTGCTGACCACCGATATGTTGGCAGAAGCACAGGAAATAACTATGGATATTTTACTGGACATTATAGGGTAGAAAAACGGGCTGCGGCTACTGTTACAGTTTACTCGTATGTTGGAACAGCAAATCAAATTGCACACGGCGATACAGGCAGTGATTCTGGTGCTGTTGGAGTTATTCAAAACGGTACAACTTCTTTCTTGCCTAGAAACACATCTGGTAGTGGGGTATCGGAAAGAGCATTATTGTATCACTTCAGAGCAGATGCAGAAATCTAGGAGAGTATTATGGTAATTGAAAACGCAAAATATGAACAACATCTTGGTGAAAACTGTGGTATTGAGGTTACAATAGATGGAGAAGTTTGTCATGTACCGATTGACCAAGGCAATAGACATTATATCGAAATCATGCGGCAAGTTGAAGCAGGCGAATTAACAATTGCAGACGCAGAATAAATAACATTATAGGAAAAAGAAATGTCAGAATCATATATTGGATTAGACCCATCATACGGTGCATTTGAAAAACAGTTAATTACTGGTGACGGCACTAACTCAACTTTTGACCTTGACTACCCTGTTGGTCAGGCTGGTCAGTTGTTGGTGTCTCTTGATGGTATTGTTCAAGAACCAGAATATGCATTCTCGATTCAAATGGCATCTGGTAGTCCAAAGATTAACTTCGCAGACGTACCATCAAACGGTGCAAGAATTTTTATTGTATATATGGGTAGACAATTATTATCTGCCGCACTTGCACAGGCGTCACCACACATTGATGAATTTAATGGTAATAACATTTTAACGCAATTTACATTGACACAGACACCTGCCGCAGCGAACGCTGCAAACTTCATGGTGTTTGTCGATAATGTTTATCAGAGGTATGGTTCAAGTTATGCATACACGGTTAATGGTAGTACTTTGACATTTACTTCTGCTCCACCCACTGGAACAAATAACATTCAAGTAATACAGTTATCACAACAGAACACACTAAATACTGTTGCAGATGGAGCAATTACTCTCACAAAGATGAGTTTTGACCCAGCAGATGATGCAACTGCATTAGCAATCGCTTTAGGATAGAAATATGGCAAACACATTTAAAAACGCTTCAGTCGCAAATGTCGCTAACGGTTCGTATTCTACATTGTACACAACACCGGCCACAACTACTACAGTTGTGTTAGGTTTATCTCTTGCAAACAAAACAACGAATGCAGTGACAGTACAGTGTCAGTTTACAGACAGTTCAGACTCAAATGCAACCAGACAACTTTTGGAAAATGTCTCCATCCCAGCAAACACCACACTTGAGGTATTCGCTGGTCAGAAATATATTTTAGAGGCAGGAGACATCCTCAAAGTTAAAGCTGGAACAGGGTCAGCACTTGACGCCGTTCTGGGTGTAATGCAAATCACATAGGAGATAATTGATGCCCTTTATAGGTAAATCACCAACCGCTGGTTTCGCATCAATCGTCAAAGATGATTTAACACCAAACGGTTCTACAACAGCATTTACGTTATCAAAACAAGTTGCAAACGCAAATGATATTGCGGTGTTCTTGGGTAACGTAAGACAAGAGCCGACTGATGCCTATACGGTTTCTGGTACAACACTTACTATGTCAGAAGCGCCCGCAAGTGGATTGAACTTCTATGTTCTTCATATTGCTGGAACTCTAGAGAGTTCGGTCATTCCTGCCGATAATACTATCTCTACTGCAAAGATTCAGAGTAATGCAGTAACAACTGCAAAAATTGCTGATAATAATGTTACATCTGCTAAGTTACCATCTACACTTGATTTGTCTTCTAAAACTTTAACAATTCCAAATGTATCTGTTAAACCAATGTTTCTTCATGCAACATTGACTTCTTTACAAACTTTAACTAACGATACCTTGACAAAAGTTGCACTTAATAATCAAGCTCACGCAAATGGTATGACATGGGATACATCAAATAATAGACATACATTTACTGCTACTACTGCTGGTACATATCATGTGTCATTTTCTATTGCAGCTTTTAGTAGTACTAATACATTATCAGAAATAGTAACACAAATTAGAAAAAATAATAGTAACATTAATTATAATTTACATCTTGCTAGTGGTAGTGGTGGTGGAACTGTGCCTGGTGCCCTGAGACACTTCTCTGGCTCTGGTGAGATTGTTCACACTTTTGCAAGTGGTGATTATATAGACTTCTGGGCACAAATCCAAGTAAACTCTGGTAATGCAGATGTTCATGAAAATCAATACGGAACATGGCTAATAATGAATAGGATTAATGACTGATGATGACTGAACAAGAATATATATCTGCTGCTATTGGTAAACTTGTTACTGGTGGGTTTATGCTCTCTGGTACTCCAACTAATGCAACTGAATTTAAGGAGATGTATACTAAGGCGCAAGGGGATGGAACTCATGCACAAGATACATCTATTACTTGGACACAAGTAAAGTCAAAAGTAACTGAAGTTAAAGAGGAATATAATTTATTATTCCTTCGTCAAAAAAGAGATTTGTTATTACAACAATCAGATTGGACACAGAATAGAGATGTTACTCTTTCAAATGATGCAGATTGGAAAACATACAGACAAGCACTTAGAGATATCACAAAAACATACAAAACACTTGATGATGTAACATGGCCTACGAAACCAGAATAAATATAGAGAAATAGGAAACGCAGATGCCTTTAAGTAAAATACAAGCAATTAACGGACAAGTTACACCAAATCTTGGTCGTAGGAATCTTGTCGTAAATGGTGCCGCAGAGGTGTATCAACGAGGAGCATCAGCAACCGCTCATAATTCATACTCAGTAGACCGTTGGCAACTTAAAAACACTTCTGGTGCAACTTGCACACACCAACAAGTCACGGATTCTCCTGCTCCATTCAAAAACTCAGTAAGGTATTCTGCTGGTGGAACAAGTTGTACTGCCGCTCAAGTAGCAGGCATTGCTCAAAGAATGGAAGGTACATATACACTTCCATTGGGTTGGGGTACATCTGCCGCTAAACCTTGCACATTATCCTTTTGGGTGAAGTCAAGTGTTACTGGAACTTATGCAGTTTCAACTAGAAATAACGATACAGACAGTTCTTTTGTAAACACTTATACTATAAACAGTGCCAACACTTGGGAACACAAAACGGTTACTTTTTCTGCTCAGACAGCAGGTACTTGGTTAAATACTACTGGAATAGGTGTTAGGTTGTGGTGGGATTTGGGTAGTGGAGATAACTTCAATGCAGACGCAACAGGACAATGGCGGTCAAGCGCAAACTACCTTACAGTGTCAAATCAAGCAGATGTTGTCGGAACATCT